TTCCCCTTTACCAATGTCGATGAATTAAATCGATTCCTTTATATGGAAGCGGCATTAGAGGTGTTTGGCCATGCCGACCAATTAACCGATGGTTTAATTAACCATTTTAACAATTTTTTAATGACGATAAAAGATGGTGGTGAACACCAAATAGAACTTGTCGGAAAAGAAGCCAACAAAAGTATCCCATCAACATTTTTCTTTTTATGTAAAACAGCATGCAAGATTGAAAATATTCGATTTGTTACCAATTCTGTTAATGAATGGGACGGTATTGATGTACTAATAACAGCAAATCCAGATGCGCTAAAAAATAAGCCAAATGGTAAAATTAGTGTAAAGATAAATTCATATTACAACAAAGAAGTTAAGGCTGACTTTGAAATGGATTCAATACTTGAATTCATGAAAGATGAGAATCTTAGAAATAATATTTTAAACACACAAATAATTAGTTACGAACAACTTTAAACTATGCTAGAATTTGGAAACTCAGTCTATATGATAGACATTGCCGCTTTTGATAAAGCGGTCACTATTGGTACGAGAGACGATAAGAAAAAACCAATAGTTGATGTGGAGAAAAAAACAACCGTTGATGGACAAGGTAATATTACGCTAATCGAAGTATTTGAAAAGACTTATGGTAAAAATAAAGAAATCGATGCTGTCAAATATGATTTACTTAAAACTTTTATCGAGTATCTTATGGATTATGATGAACCAGCCGATGATACTTTAGGTATCGAAAGAGCGCTTGCAAAAGCGCCCTTAGGTTATAAAATTATTTTTAATACTCTTCTACATGAAGGTGTTTTGAAAGAAAAAGATAATGAAGAATAATAAAAACAAAAACAAACAAAAATGTCAGACCAAAAAACAAATCAACTAAAAGAGTTTATTGAAAAATTAGATAATAAAGATTTCTCAATCTATTTCTTTACATTAGACACCAAAGGAAATCCAACGGCTGGTGTTGCAAACATATATGAACATGTTAAATTGCTTACCGAACTAGGGTATAAGGCAGTTATTCTACATGAAAAAAACGATTACAAATTAAGGGGTGATGATGCTAGCTCTGGCCTTGCTGATTGGTTAGGTGAAGAATATGCGCTACTACCACACGTTTCTATAGAAACACAAGGCCTGAATATTGCACCAACCGATTTTATTGTAATACCAGAAATTTTTGCTAGTGTAATGGACCAAATTAAAACATTCCCTTGTAGAAAAATTGTACTTAGTCAAAGCTATGACTATCTATTAGAATTATTACCAATTGGTAAAAGATGGGATATAGATTTTGGTTTTAATCATGTTATCACAACAAGCCAAAAACAAGCCAATTATCTTAAAACATTATTTCCATTTACTAGGTCATATGTTGTCCCAGTAAGCATACCAAGTTATTTTAAACCAAGTGATAAACCACAAACACCTGTTGTTGCTGTTTTAAGTAGAAATCAAGGTGACGTAGCGAAGATTGCTAAGGCATTCTATCTTCAGTTTCCAATTTACAAATGGCTTACATTTAAAGAATTCAGAGGAATGCCTAGAGCGCAATTTGCTGAAGAATTACGTAAGTGTTGTTTAGCTGTATGGGTTGATGATAGCGCTGGTTTTGGAACATTCCCGCTTGAAGCTATGGAGTCTGGTGTAAATGTAATTGGTAAAATACCTAACTTAGTTCCAGAATGGATGGAAGTTGTTGATGAATCAGGCGCTGCAACAATTAAAAATAATGGTGTTTGGACCAATACACCACTTAATATACCAGAATTAATTGCAACATACATGAAGGTTTGGTTAGAAGATTCAATCCCTCAAGAACTTACCAATACAGTTAAAGAATCAACTGGTTTATATACACCTGAAAAACAAAAAGAAGTTCTTAGTTCTGTATATGCTCAATTAGTCGAGGAAAGAAAACTTGAGTTCAATAATATGATAGAACAAATACCAACTGAGGGGTAATATGCCAACATTTAACGTTAGACGACCCGATATGGAGGTTATGCGTTTTGATAGCGCAATAACAATACTAGCTAAAAACACAAAGTGGTATGTTAGATTATATAGGGCGTTAACAAACCCTTTTAGATATGTAATAACAGGGACTATAAAATATTAACAATGCAAAAACTAAGCGACTATATCAAAAAAACAAATATTGATGGTTTTCCTGCAATATTAAATAGCGATTGTCTACACCAATGCGAAGAATTTAAACACGTTAAAAAAATAAATATTTTAGATTTCCCAATTTTTAAAGGGGATGAAAAAACAGGGGAACCATTAAATAAAATTAATGATTACCTAGGTAGCGATGGTAGAATAATCTCAACAGTAACATATGTGTTAAAACCTGATACGGAATTTAATGATGAGATTGATTTATATCAGATTTTATTATCCCCTAAGATGTATGACCCGAATAAAACTCAGAATTTAGATTATGGTGTTTGGCTTCATCCAACATTTTATGATGCTAAAAATTTTACACCTATAAAGAAAATAGAGATAAAATATTCAATTGGTAATATAGCGATGGAAAAAGGATTAACAGACACACAAGCAAAAGAGGAGGCAAAAAGAATTATCCTTGCAAAAGTTGCTGAATTAATCGACTTAGATGTTTCAAACATACCATACGAACAAGAAATAATGATAAGATGCTCACCAAGGAGTGTTAAAAACAAACAATAAATATTATGAAAGAATCAAATCAAATAAGCGTTGTACTTCCAGTACATGAATTAAACGAACTAACAAAACCAATGTTTGCAAATGCTATTAAAAGTATTGAGCAACAAAAAGTCGTTCCAGACGAAGTAGTTATTGTTGTACCTAAAGATAGTGAAGTTGGTACATACCTAAAAACTTTTGATTTCGGTGGTATTAAAGAAATTGTCACTGTAGTTGAAAATGATGGTGCAACAGATTTTGCTAGTCAAGTAAACTTTGGTGTTGGAAAGGCTAAATCAGAATGGGTATCATTCTTAGAATTCGACGATGAATACTCAACTATTTGGTTCGATAACTTTATCAAATATAGAGCGGCTTATGATAATGTAGGTATCTTCTTACCAATTATCGTTGATGTAGACGCAAATGGAAATTTTATTGGTTTTACCAATGAAGCTGTTTGGGCAAATAGTTTCTCAGATGAATTAGGTGTATTAGACCTTAATGCTTTATTAACTTATCAAAACTTTAATATTGATGGTATTGTAATTAAAAAATCAATCTTCAATGAGCATGGCGGTTTTAAAGTTAGTATGAAATTAACATTTATCTATGAATTCTTATTGAGAATGACATTCAAAGATGTTAGGGTTATGTGTATACCAAGATTTGGCTACAAACATGTTAACCAAAGACCTGATTCTTTATTCTCAAACTATAAAGAAACAATTGACCCGATTGAAGCTAAATGGTGGTTGAGCCAAGCTAAGAAAGAATATTATTTTGATAAAGACAGAAAAATAACATACGAAAATCAATCGGCTTAAATGGTTAACAAACGAGGACGCAAGAGAAAAAACGAAATGTATTTTGGTCCAGATGAGGAAAAAGCCGTTAACGATTACCACGCATCAATTGATGATGATGAAAGGAACTTAATATACAATCAATGGCTTAGAGACCCATTGAACAAAATGATTGAATCAATCATTAGACGATATAAATTATATAGAAAGGGTGAGACGTTTGAAAATCTACACATGGATACCCTTTCTTTTCTAATGACCAAAGCACATAAGTTCGAACATTCCAGAGGTAAAAAGGCTTATTCCTATTATGGGACAATATGTAAACATTATATTTTAGGGTTACTCATTAAAGATGAAAAATACCTAAAACAAACAGCCTCATATGAAGACGTGTCTTCAGATATTGAAGGTAGGAAAGATTTAACATATGTTATCGATAGTGAGCAATTCTCGATGGATGAATTTCTTAATAAACTAATTGATAGCATTAAGATAGAGTTAAATGATGAGAATTTATTACCTAAAAAGAAGCTGAACGAAAACGAAAAGAAGGTCGGACAAGCATTAATCGAAATCCTACAAAATTGGGAGACAGCTTTTGACACTATGAATGGTGGGTCTAAATATAATAAAAATTCTGTCCTAGAGACAATGAGGAATTACACCAATCTCTCGACCAAGGATATTAGACTCGCTATGAGGCGATTTAAACTACTTTATGAGTTTTTAAAACACCATGATTAACGAGTTTTTTACAATAAAATTACTTTTATGGGTATTTATAGGTATAAAAAACTAAATTATGGGACGAAAAGTAAAACAAGATGTAAAAATAAATGATAATCAAAGCCTTGAGGGCTTAATGCAGGAAACGTATAATGACGCTTGCCTTCAAATCACTGAGGCTCAAAAAACCATTAACGAATTAACCACTGGTACAACACCAGAAGGTGTCGATGATTTAACAAAAATAGCTAAAGAAAAGGGTGGTTTGCTAAAGATTAAAGATTCAGGTATTAGAATTAAATTAGAACTAGCTAAATTACAAAGCGACATTATAAAAAGTGGTGGCAACGCCGCAGATGCAATCAAAGAAAGAAGTGATGGCAAAGCATCTGTAAGTGATTTCGATTCAGTGAGGGAAATGATTAAACAAACTAAAAAAGAAACTGAATCTTAATAACTATGTCTGTACTAAGTGATAAAAAAAAGGCTTTTGGTAATATAGCGGCGCTTAGAACTTTAACCGAGGGTATGCCTTCATTAAAGACTAGCTCATCGTTCCCGTCAATTAATAATAATGGGGATACGACAACATTCTTATGCGATTTAATCAAAGCACTTGTTGGTTATGATGCGTTGGTACAAACAATCACGGATACATTAGTTTATAACACGACTAATATTGAGAGAGAGATTAAAAATGCTCTAAAATCAGAACTTAAATCTATTGTTAGTTGTGGTATTAATCCATCGCTACCAGAATTCATTAAATCAAACGGTACTGGTATAAAATTTACTGTTGATAAAATAGATTTCACTAACCTAATGCTAGTGGACCCATATTCTGAGGGTGGTAAAATCCTTTACAATGATAGAACAGCAAACCTAATAGATAGCAAGGACTTCAATACATTTCTATATCAGACAATACAAAATAATGGTTCAATTGAAAGCTGGGGTCACTCTAGTACTGGTCATGATATTTT